ATTGTTGCGATGATTTCATCATCGTTTAAAATACGCACTTCACCGCCTTCTATCTTAAAACGGCTACCCGCGTATCTCCCGAAAATTATCCAATCACCTTCTTTACACCATGGTTTCCCGTGAAATTTTTCATCTTCTTTGTAACAAAGATCTCCCATCTTCAAAACTAAACCACAAACTGTGGTCATTTGAATTTTATCCTGAGTTACATCAGATAAAACTAATCCACCTTTGGTTTTTTTAGGACCAGAGTATGGTAAAACTAATAGTCTCCATCCGGTTGGTTGGGGTAATTTATCGATTGTTTTTTTGTCTATTGCTTCTGAGTCCAAGTAAAGTTTTTGAACTTCTTCTTTGGACTTATATGCATTTAGAAGACCATTATCAGTCTTCTGCGCCTTCGGCGTTATAATCGTCGTCATTTTGCTCCTGTTTTTTAAACAAGTCCGTTAGGTCTTGCTGCAGATCTTTTAAAGACCTGATTTGTCCTGTAATATATTTATACTCATTGAAGTTGTCAACTCCAATTATAACTTTTTCTGTATAACTCTCGATCTTAGGTTTGAGAATCTTTTGTTGGATATATTTGATTGTAGCGTAATCCACTATTTCTTTCCGTTACGGAAGATTTGAGTTCCCTTTATACCATAAATACTCGCGACGACAAGGATCCAAAGGTTTGTAAACCAGGAAGGTAGTTGCGAGAACATATCAAAGAATTGCTTTACTTTTTCCATTGCAGATGGATCATCGCTTATGACCGCCCAAGCGAGCACCAACACGGGCAAACTGAGAATTATTAAAACTGCCTCGTCTTTCCAGTCTGACTGTCGGGCTTCTAACAATTTACCCTGATAAGCCTCCTCACCCCGAGCTTGACGCTCTGCATGTAACAATTGTGCATCTGACATTGCCATCTTTGCTTTTTGCTTATTAGCGTATATCTTACTACCAGCGGATACGGCTAATTTTATCGCTTGAAACCACATTAGAATATTCTAACCTTTCTTTTTCTATCTTTCAATATTTTTCCTGATCCTCTTACTAATCCACCTTCGTTAAAATTAAACTCAAATGTTTTAGGTTTTATTTTTTGAAGAGGCAATGGGACTTTTGGTACTGAAGCTTTTAGTGTAGGTTTTATCAAAGGAGTGTTAGATCCACCACCATTATCTCCTTTACCAACCTGGGTTGGTCCTCGTTTGCCTTGTGTAAGCATTTCTCCACCTAAAGCATCTATTTTTTTTTGTTCTTTTAAATTTTTTTGATTATATAAACTTTTTGAAATTTGATTAATCACCATAGCTGTTAATCCTATGTTAGGAACTTGAAAAGGTCCTTTTTTAGCTGTAACTTTGGATGTTGATGGAGAACCACCATTACCACCTCCTCCTCCTCTATGAGAAGAAGCTGATACGTTAGCTGCAACGTTTGCTGCCTCCGAACCTAAATCTCCTGTATCAACAGCTCCGGAACCTCCAAAACCACCACTTTTACCTGCTCCCATTCCGGATGAACCAGCACCCATGTCTCTTCCGCCTCTAGCTTTAAAAACTTTTAACCCACTTTTTAAAATTTTAGCCTGCCTAGCATGTGTCTTAGATGCTTTCTCTAAACCTTTTATAACTTTTTTTACTTTTTTTCTCATTAGTAATATTTTGTAACTTTTCGTCTATCTCCCATGACTTTACCACAACCAGTTGCAATACCGCCTTTTTTCATTCCGTGTGGTGTTGGTCCACTTTTAGGTGGTGGTCCTGATTTTTTACCTGCAATACCACCAGATTTAACTTCATAGACTACGATTGGGTTAAATGGACTAGACGGTTTGTTCGGAAATTTTCTTTCAAAGCCTGGACCCTCATATTTTTTCTTTTTTTCTCGTCTTCCTTTAGCCGCAGGTCCTAATCTACGTCTTTTAGGTTCATCTGTCTCTACTGGTTTACGTGGTTTTTTAGGTGTAAGTGTTACTGGTCTACGTGGCATCTTTTTTCTCCTGATTTAATTTTTCTTCTTGTAGTTCTAATCTCTTTTTACCTAATTCTTCGTTTAAATTCAACTTGTCCTCACCTAAAGTTTGTTGTGCAGAGAATTTATTAGCTTCAAATTCCATTTTTTGCGCCTCTTCTTGTGCTTTTCGTTGAATATCCATGGCTCTTAGGTCTAATTCACGAGTTTTTAGTGCTAAAAGTGGGTCTTGATTCTGTTGAGACTGAAATTGTTGCTCCATTGTTACTAATTCTTGTACTTTTTGAGCAATTCTTCGTGCAACTTCAGCTTCAAACTCTATTGAAAACGCTTCTTCGTCGGTTTGTTGTAGTTGTGCCATGCTTTGGTTCTGTTGAAACATAGCTAACACCTCTTGTTTAACCTGTAACGACACATGTTCCATTAAATGACCTTGTAACAGACCATAAATTTGTGGATTTATCTGCACCATTCTTGAAGTCATGAACGACATGTGGGCTGCAATGTGTGCATTGTGGTCTTGTTGCGGAAACGCTTTTGGAATAACCATCTGTAACGCTCCAGTATTTTCGGTTGCAGGATCTAGAGGTCTTGGTGGCCCTGGTGGTGGTTTTAAAATACCTGAAACATTCTTAACACCTAATGCTTGATACATTCTTTTGTAAGCTTCATGAATATCGTGCATTTGTGGATTAGATTGAGCGAGTGTAAGAGATGCTTGTGCTATTTGAATTCGCTGTGTCATTGAATAAATATCAGGATCTGCTACAGGAAGTATATCTACTCTATCATCAAAGTCAGATTGTTTAATTAATCTACTTGCTCCAACAACATCATATGGATATTCCACCGGCATTGACTCTGCAATAACTCCAGCTAACATTTTAAATTCTTGACCCATTGAATAATAACATCTTTTGTGAATCGCTGACATAACTTTTGACCCTCGTTCAAGGACTGCCATTGTAGTTCCTACAGGAGCTTGTGTATTCATGTCTGCCATTTTCATATCAGCTATAGATGCGAATCTTCTTCCTGAATCTACGCAGAATTGCAGAAGCTGATAAAGTGTTGGGTCAGGTCCTTTGAAAGGTAAAAATTGAAATTGATCTTTGATGTTGCCACCTGGTGCATCCACATCTCTAAACTCACCCGGTTGCAATGGTTCTGAGTCATCTCTAATTCTTAAACCTCTAGATTTAAAACCTGCAGGAAGATTTGATAAAGTTCCTGCATCTAATAGTTGTCTCAAAGCTGTTGTAGCAGTTCTTGATAAACCACCAATTGTGTGAATCAAACCATTACCATAAAAACCAAATCCAGGTAAAAATTTATAATGAACAAAAAAATCTTTTCTTTTTCTTAATGGATCATTCTCTTCGAAGTTTCTATAGATTGATAAAACTTTTCTAGAGTCTTCATCAATAGTTACGATATATGGAACTTTGATACCGTTTGGATCTTCGTAACCATCAATGTCAAGATTTGTATGAACTTCTATTAAATTATACAACGCGTTAGCTTGTCTATTATCAGTTGAGGTAACACCCTCAATTTCATTCATTTTATCTTGAACTTTATCAGATTTGTAACTTGGTCTTGGTAAGTCTATGTCTCTATAGAAACCACTTACTTGTAATTTTCTTAAATCATTTTGTGACATCTGTAATACTTGTGATATTCTTAATGCATCAGATAAATCAGTTGCATTGTAAGGAACAACTAGATCTTCAGCTTTTATAAATTTAGCACAGGCTCTACCTAATACTGGATCATAATAAACTTTTTTAAATGAAGAACCTGTAAGAGGAAGTAAGAATAACATCTGATCCATCTCTGGAGTGTATTCTTTCATAACTGATGTAATCATATAATTCATGTAATCTCTTACACGACCAGCTTGATTTATTTTTTCATCAGTCTGTGCTCCTATCACTTCTGTTCTTACAGGTCCTCCTGCAGGCAATAACTCTTTGATAGCTTGCGCTTGGAATTGAGTTGCTGACTCCGCAAGTAAGGGATGAGTTACTCCCGCTGCCCCAAGAAAAGGACGGGCTGGTGATTCATATTTGAAACCTAATAAATCTAATCCTTTAACGTAAGAATCCACCCATTGTTGTCTCGAACGTTTATCATCCTCATAGTTTGAAACAAGTTCACTCCCTATTTGTGAGAGAATAGATTCATCTAAAGTTTCTGCTAAGTTAGAAAAAAATTGTTCTTCTTGTTGAATAACTGGCTCTACACCAGCAATTACATTATCTTCTTCATCTAATACTGTGTCTACTTGTTCTGGATTATTTCCAGTGGTCGTATCTATTATTTCTAAATCTTCTCTTGACATTAATACATTTTAGTTATTTTTTTATTTTTAGCCATACCTTGACCACGGCAAACTATACCACCTTTTTTTAAGTTAATACCTTTATTTTTTTTAAATTTGTCTATACCACCTGAAACTTGTTGAGCTCTTGCCACCTCATCTTTTATGTTTGCAGACGGATCAGGTTGTTTTGCTAACATTGATATTGCTTTATCTATCATCCAAATAATGGTGCAAAGTATTCACGTTTTACTTCTACCAATCCTCCAAGTTTATATGCCTTCATTCGGCCAGTATTTGAGCCTGCTAAATCTAATACCACATTTATATTATAATTTCTAGGGTCATCTATATCAGTAATATCTACACCCTCATAGAAATTATTTTTATCAATATTTAAAAAATTATCTCTTTCTGCTTTTGATGAAAAAGCTCCTACGATTTTACCATCTGAATCTTGTATCTTGTAAGGTTTATTAATATCTGATTTCATGACTTTTTTGACAACTACTTTTGCGTTTAATTCTTTCGCAATTTCTTCCATGGCTTTTGGCACAACAGCTTTACTTTGAAGTTTTCCTGTTTCCCAATTTCTATATCTACCAACTCCTTTACCATCTTTATTATCAAATTTGCTCGTGCCATCACCTGTTTTTTGATAGCTAGGTTTAAGTTTATTTCCACTCAACCCATAATATTGTTCTATTTTCTTTTTATAGTTTTGACTAAAATTGTAATCATCCGCACCACCAATGGCTATGTATCTTATATTATTTTTTCTCGCGTCTTGTATTAATGATTTCAACGCAAGTTTTGTCCATGTGGATTCTTTCATCATCGGATAGAAATCATAGGCTCCATCTTTTTGTGAAAAACTTTGTCCATAATATTCGTTACCTGTTACTTGAGATGGTCTTATCTGAAAATTAGATTCAAGAATTTTTTTTTCTTTTTGAAGTTCAGTGAGTCTTTTGAATTCTGGTGGAGCTAATGGTCTCTCATTTGCTATATCAGTTAATTTATTTATCTCAGCAATTTTTTCATTTATTTCTCTTTTTAATGTTGAGTTTATAATTTTATTTTTAAAAGGATTATTTCTGACTAATGGTTTGTCACCGTCATATCTCATAAGTTTTTTTGAAATAGATTGTCCTGTATCAGATTGTATTTCACCAATGTAATAAGTATCTCCATAATTATCTACACCTCTTGTATTGTATCTGATGTGTGCGATAGGATTAGGATCATTAAAATGTGATGAAAATATTTTTTTAGCAGATTCGTTTCCTGGTATAGCCTCATCAAGGTAAACCACTTTTTCTCTGTAATCATAACCACCATCGTTAAATACAGATTTATGTCTAGGCATGCTTGTCTTAGCCATTCCTTTCCTTGCTAAAGCTTCGTACTTGTCATAATCAGAAATTAAATTTCTAACAATTAATTTTTCGTTATCTTTTAAAGTAGGTAACAAATCTATTAGTCTTTGTTTTGTATCAATCACTTGATCAAGTTGAACTTGTGAAGCTGAAAACTTTTGATTGATAGCTGTTAGATTTTTTGCATCCGCGTTTAGACTTGTAATTAAATTTTTAAGGGGTTGTCTTTGTCCAACAGGAGTATCAAGAATTTTATCATTTAACATTCTTTGAACATCATCATTAAACAATCTAAATGTTTTATTGACATTTAAAATTTCTGCTTCATTCAAAGGATAACTATAATTTTTTACTTTTGTTTTATACGCTGGGTTTGTCTCAAGAACAGACAACACCTCTGCTTTTGATATTCTCATGTTTGGATATTTTTTGCTTAATTCAAATAGATCTCCTCCAACAGGCTCTCCTTTTTTGTTGAATACAAGTAGTCCCGCATCTTCTAACTCTTCAGCTTTGATTCCTTTATTTAAGGATCCTTTCATAAAGCCCATCCACTGAGCTGGTTTAGCAAATTCATTACCACCTCTTTTGACATAATCCCAAGCAGCTGATCCCATAAACTCAGTTATGTTATCTACTTTTAACTGTCTTTTGCTTTTTCCAAAACTTAATGGTTCTGCTTGAACAGTGAGTGCTTTTGAATTCTTAATTTTTTTAGCGTTGAAATCATCCTCAATGACTTTCATACTTCTTTCTGTCATAAGGGGAGTGTTCTTGACACTAGTTCTTGTGTTGTATGCATTATTTAATTCTGCCATTCTTTCTGGATTGTTTCGATAAACATTTCTGTACTCATTTAAGTTTTCAATTAAATTTAAGTCTTGTCTGTATTCTGGGAGCCCATCGACAAAGATCTGATATCTAGGATCCGCTAATATTGATTCTCTTAATCTTGCAGATATAGGAGCGTCTGCTGCTATAGTTTCACGAAAATTTGTTGGCCTTTGAGTTCCACGTTTAGGCATCAAAGCACGAATACCTTGCGCAGCTTTTTTTGCATAAGGACCGACGAATGGAATCATTCCTGCAACACCAAGCGAAGTCAAACCAACATAACCTAGAGCCTCAAGTGGAGTCATGTCATCATAACCTTCTTCACCCCTCGCTGCTTTTGCTAATGCTTCTGCATCTTGCATTGCATATTTATACGATTGCAATTCTCCAGTAATAGGAGCTGTGTCTCTTAAAAGTGTATAAGTTGTGTCTTGAAATTTTTTCTTGGCTTCTTGCAATTTAGCTTCATCTAAATTTTCTATTTCTCCATAGTCAAGTATAGTGTTGTTGTCAGCCATAGTTACTCCTAACA